TGTATATGAATTTACATTTGCACCCATACGAATACGACTAGACATACAAATGTTTAGATAATCAATATAAACAATGTCTGGATGGAAGTTCTTTTTAAGACGTAATTCATTGATGAGATGTCTAAAATGTGCTGAACCTGCCGATGCAGTAGGATATTCTTTGATAATTAATTTACCTGTTGTTTTACCTTTAACACGGTCAATCTTTTTATCATAAACATCTTTAGGAACTTCTTTTAATTCATCTAAAGTAACGTCTAATAAATTAGCATCAATACGTTCTGCAATTCTTTCTTCTGCCATTTCCATTGTTATGTACAGAACGTTTAATCCTGCCATAAGATTTGCACCAGCACAATGTGTCATAAACAAAGTTTTACCAACACCTGTTCCTGCTAAGGCAACAGATAATGATTTACGACTAACACCACCTTTGGTAATTTTGTTCATCAACTCGAGATCAAATTCTACTTTATCTTCTTTTGTATGATAGAATCTATATCGTTCATCTGTATATTCAAGAAAGTCATGTCCAATATTTGTATCAAATGAAACACCTAGTGCCTCAGACAATACTTGAGGTATTGCACCTTTGTCTTTTTCTTTGCTATTACCATCTAGAATTGTAATTGATTCTCGAACTGCATTATACACAGCTCTATCTTGACAAAACTTTTCTGTATTGTCTGTTAACCAGTCAATGTCTGTATTTGGTTCGTATACATACCCATCAATCTTTTCACATATAATTTTAAATTGATCTTCACTAATTCTGTCATTAGTATCAAAAGATATTTTTAATGCTTGTTTTGTGGGAAGTGAATTGTATTCGTCTATGTAATCCTTTATTACATCAAAAATATACCTGTCAGTTAAATCCTCAAAGTATTCTGTCTTTATAAATGGTATAACTTTTCTTGTATATTCTTCATCATGTAGTAAGGCAGATAAGATTGTTTGTTCAATCATTCTTGCACTGTTTCCTCGACTTGTTGTTCTGCCATCAATGGTGTTCCACCGACTGCAAATCTGTCTTTCACAGCATTTGCAAAGTTTGTTTTTTCGAGTAACATCGACCAGAATTGTCCATCTTCATTAATTTGTTTTGCACGTAAAAGTGATTCTGTCAACACTTCACCTGACTCAGGATTGATTGCTTCATACCAACCAACTTTAGGTTTACGAATATAACCTAGTTGTTCTGCAACATCAAGCAACCCTGACCATTTACTGATACCACCTTCGAATGTAACGGTAATAGGAAGTTTTGATTTTTCTCTTACATGTCTTGATTTTTCAATATTAATCACAAAATGATAACCTGCAATTTCTGTGCCGTCTTTTTCTTGCTGACGACCAATAATCCAGATTGCATCTGCTGAATAATATGCACCTGTACCGCCTGATACAACATCTTTAGGAAACATGCCAATTTCTTTATATGTGTGATTTACGCATACCATTGGAATGTCTTTAAGATTAAGATGTGGTGTAACAATACGAAACAATGATTTTAATTGTTTTGCTCTAGACATATCTGCAACTGATTTTTCATTCATTGCATCTTCAACTTCTTTCTTAGAAGCCAAATTACCAATAGAGTCAATTACAATTACAACATGGTCACCTTTTTCAATTTGGTCAAGTTGATTTGTAATATCAAATTTTAACTGTTCTACATCTGTAACTGGTGTGTGAACAACTCTATCCATATCAACACCAAATGCCTCAAAATAAGATGTAGGTGTACCAAACTCAGAATCGTAAAACAATACTACTGCATCATCATGCTTTTTCTGATAGGCTGCTGCCATCAATAAGGCAAATGCTGATTTAAAATGTTTTGATGGACCCGCTAACATTAACAGGCCTGGTGTTAATCCACCATCTAAACGTCCAGACAGTGCAACGTTCACCATTGGGACAGGCGTAGGTGCCATATCCTTTTTACCAAATACCTTTGAGTCAAGCAAAGGTGCTGTCATTTTGATTGTTGAATTTTTTGTTAGTTTTTCAATTAACGACATAATATCTCCTTAAGCACTTAAACTGTTCATAATGTAACATATGACATACCTAGTTGTCAACCATTACTGTTTAGGTTGTTTTGTTCCAAACAATCTCTGATATGTATTATCTGATGTATATTCTGCTGCCCATCTATTTTCAGTAAATGTTGCAAATTGAATTAGGGCTGAGATCTCATCATAATTTTCACCAATCCATTGTTCATGCTCTTGTTGTTTTTCTCTTAGAGCCTTAATATCAGCTTTCATTGTGATATCGTTTTCAATTGCCATACGACTAGTTAATTCTGTAACTTGTGTATTCAATTGCTCAATGGTTTGTGCTTGTTGTGCTGTCCACCATACAAATGCACTAACCTGTAGCACAATTGCAATAACAACACCTATACCAAATTTAGTATTCATATTAACCTCCCTGATAAATCTTTTGAAGGTGATCTTCAAATTGTTCTACCTTCTTAAGGCGGTCAGGCCATAGAATGTATTCTTTTTCTGGATTCTTTTTTAGATTATTTAAAAGCGGGACAATTGCGTTATACAATTTGTCTAATCTTTCTTGATTGCCAGTCGCAGTACCTGTTGCCTCTTGTATCTGCGTTTTTGCTTCTTGGACGGCATTAAGTTCATCTTCATCAACTGCTGTGAATCCAAAATCAAAAATGTCATCGCTCATCTTCTTTCTCCTGTAAAGTATTTTTAGTTGTATTAATATTTATCCTCATGCAAAAAAGTCTTCTAATGTATTTATCTTCTCTAAATTCCACCCAATAACATCTGTAACTATTTTTAGAGGCTCTTTAAATGTCTTGTCAAATTGTAAATCGTAATCAATGAAATCTTCTAGCTCAAACTCCTTAGGAAGGAACTGTGGAAATGAAATTACATTTTCCATCATCGGATTAGGAACTTTTAAATAACAAAACTTAATCTTACTACCATTCTTTAAAGGTTCAGATGTTTTATCTAATCCATGCTTTTTCATATAATGATTAAACAATAAGGCACCTCTGACATGAATAGGTGTACTCTTTTTATATATCTTTGCAGAGTCATACCATTTTGTCAACGCAGACAATCCACGAGGTGAAGCAATCTCTTCTGGATTAAGAGATGTAAATTCATTATAGAAATCTTTAACGAACTTTTGTAATTCTTCTTCTGTGGAAGTCAATATAATTTTGTATGCCTGTTTAAACTTGTTACGTACAACCATAGGTGTAGAAGATTTGACTGCTTCAATACCTTGAATTTTTAATTTAGGTTCTGAATATTGCACACCTTCATTGTTATGGACATTCATAATATAACGTTTCTTAGCTGTCCAAACTGCTTTGTCTGCAATTGCTTCTCTTTCCATAACCATACGATTATCAAAGGCATTCATTTTAGTAAACATAGCATCGTATGCTTTTTCAAGCATAGGTTGAAACTGCTGAACACATGCATCATCGATAAACTTAACAGGATTTTTAGGTTCTAGTTTTTTAACCAAAGGACCCATATTTACATAAACTGAATCTGTATCCATTGCAATCACATAATCTTTTTCTGTGCCAAGGATCTTATTCATAAATTTATTCATGTTTTCTTCAGCCCAACGAACTGCAAGTTGCCCGGATAAAGTAATACCCTCTGCAACCTTTAAATCATAATATCTAAAATATTGATTACCTAATGCACCATACAACGAGTTAAGCAAAATCTTAACAGCTTGCTGTGTATTATCAAATCTGTTGATATCACGTTTTAGTTTTTCATCTCCCGTTTTTTCAAACTTTTGTTTAGTTTGAAGCATTGCCTTTTTAACTTGCTTTCTTTCATCATATAGTTTGATAATAATATCTGGTAGGTGTCCTCTCTTTTCTTTTTTGAAACATGCACCATTAGCTGCTATCGCATATGGAACGCCTACGTTATGTTCAGGCATTCTTTCATCTGTTGCATACTTTAAATAATAATCAACACCAGAAGGAAGTGTAGGAGGATCTTCAACTAACGTTTCTGGTGACATATTGTATTGAACAATCAAGTTAGGATATAGTGAGTTCAAATCAAATGATGTAACCCATTGTGTCATACCTGCATGTGGTTCTTTAACATACCCACCTGGATAATCACCTCGTTCCTGTGGCTTTGTAGGTGGAACGGCAATATTCCTATCAGACAAATATCTGTAAATAAGAGAGTCCCATATTGCTGTTGTGCCAAATGTATCCATATAATTTACACCACCTTTATATGCAACAATCATTGATAGGTCCATCAAATCAAGATACTTATCTAGTGCATCAACAAGTAACACATCTCGAATATTGTAGTCAATAAACTTTTGATGGTCATGCTTATACAAAGAATGTAATGTACCATACTCTTGATATGATAATTTCTTTTCACCTAAAACTGTATTTGCAATATGGTCAAGTGCATAAGATTCTTGTGTGCCATATGTATAACCAAACTTTTGAAACAAATCAATATAGTCAACTTGTTGTACACCATAAATTTCATAAGCATCAAGGGCTTTACCTTTAATACCAATCTGTCGATAATTCACAACTTTCCAAGGTGATAACCTTTTCGACTCACTCTCAGACATGATGTTTTTAATTCTATTAACAATATATGGAATATCAAACAAACGAATATTCCAACCTGTAATAACATCAGGTGTATTATTTTCCCAAAAGATAAGCCACTTTGTTAATAAGTCATGCTCATCTTCACATTTACGATATTGAATTAAATAATCTTTATACTCGTCCTTGAGACGTTCTTTTGCCTGTTCAGCACTAAAATCACCTAGTCCCCAAACGTGAAACACTTTGTGTTTTGAACTTAGGTATGCAATTGATATAACCGGATGCTCTGCCTCATTAGGTTCTGGGAACCCATCATCAGATGCAACCTCGATATCAAAGTTACCAACGTCAATAAAAGATTTGTTATGTTTAGGAACTCCAGGAAACTGCTCTTGAATATACTGAGCAACATAGTTTTGATTACCATAAACTTTAAAGTTAGATATCTCTCCATGTTCTGCAATAAAATCTTTTGCATCAGACATAGATTCTAACTTAAAAGGTTCAACAGGTGTGCCATCAATACCAACCCAACTCGTTGTAGGTTTTTTAGATGGAAGATATAATGTTGGTTGAAATTTTACTTTTCTGGATATAGGTTTCCCGTCTGAGGTATAGCCCCTAACAAGAATAAAATTACCATAACGATTTACGCAAGTATAAAAACTACTCAAGATCACTTTCCTTACATGTACAGATTAGAATATTATCCTGTAAAATATAACACAGAAATATATAAATGTCAACCGAAAATGGCACCCTAAGGTGCCATATAATTCATTCTCCGGATTTGGTAGATACAAAAGAATACATCTCTTTTGCTTTTTCCATTAGTTCTTCCATTGAATACATTTGCATAGCAGCTTGATATTCTTCCATGGTTTGTTTACCAGCTTCAAACATCTTCTTGCTAAATTCAATATTTACATGGTATTGTTGATCCATGTAATCTTTTGCAAGTTGTAACATTTCAGAACGAATTTCAAATGGATTTTTATTAGACATACCGTGTCTCCTCTGTGTGTGTTATTGTTATTGAAAAGGGCAAGTTTCCCTGCCCTTCTCTTATATTTATTTAACTTACAATGTTAAAGATTTACTCAGACAAAAATTCTTTGTCACCTTTATTATCCAATGTAAGTGCAGAAGACTGAATTTCAATCTTCTTTGGTTTCTTATCCTCAGGGATAATATTTTCTAGTGCGATAGTTAAAATACCATCTACTAGTGCTGCTCCTTTTACAACAACGGTATCGGCTAATTGAAATGTTCTTACAAAAGAACGTAATGCGATACCTTTATGTAGGTAGGTTGGAGCTTCGCTTTCGTCAGCGTCCTTGCCTACAATCTTCAATTCACCATCCTCAACGTTAATATCAATATCGTCTTGTTTCCATCCGGCAATAGCGAGTTCAATGATATAATTATCATCGTCTTTTTTTACGATATTATACGGAGGGTAGTTTGGTGCTTTTCCCTGTGATGCATTGATTTGATGCATTCTATCTAACATGCGGTCGAAACCAACTAATAGGGGGTCATTAAAATATGCTTGTAGTGTCATGTTTATCTCCTTTTATTAAGCAAGATTAATGTTAATGTGAACCTTTTCAGCGTTCACGTTTTATTTATATCAAATATAACTTAGAATGTCAACTATTTTTTGAAACAATTACATACACCCACTAATACAAACCATTCCATTCCACGATGTAACAACTTGTATTGTTTTAAGAACAAATAATATTCCAATAACTTCTATCATACAAATCTATCCCATAATGCCATTACAGTTACATAGCCAAAGTATAGAAATACACAAGTAATACAAAATTTAAGAAACTTGTTCATTCCATCATCTGCCATAATTTCCCAATGTGGGCGTGTATCATTTCTTTTAAATAGTTTCATCATTTATATCCTTCAAATCCTTCGCCTTCAACAATTGCATTTTCCCAATCATCTCTATCTTCTTCTGTTTCGTATAGAGTAAAAGATCCTTGCATATCGAAAGGCTTATCAACTATATCAGATTCTATTTCCATCCAAGCGGTTTTTGTTTTAGCTTCTTCTCGAAACTTTTCAGATGCTTCTTCAGGTGAATCTGCTTCTACTTCGGTTGTAAAAGCATACTCTTGAGTCATGCAATACATACCGTGAATGTAATACTTAGCCATCTCACTTCTTCCTACCAATGCTGTATTTAGCGACTAGTTCCCATGCATCTTTATCTTTGTATGGTAAAATTTTAATTTGTGATAAAGGTGCAGAAGGACTTTCAACTTTTGCTTTATCTACGACTTTAATGAGTTCCCATTGTTGTAATAGATTAACAATTGTATTTCTTCTACCTTGATCTTCTACGTCAAAGTTTGTTTGTTTGCCATCTAACATAAACAGTTCTTTGAAATGAACTATATAATATTTTCCTTGCTTGTGTAAGATATGGCAAGACTGATATAATTTCTGGTCTTTTTTAGAAGCAATCCCAATCCTGGTGAGAGTCTCCTTAATCTTTAAAAAGCTCTCTTCGTTAGGCAACTCAATTTCGACCAAATTTTCTACTTGGTTCATTATTATTTCCACCTTTTTCTTTTTGTTCTCTCATAGTTTTTACTTGTTCACTAGTCAATAAAGATAGGTATTCAATACCTATTTTCTTATTACATCCATAATACTCACAAATGAACTCAAGATCTTCATTGCTAGTTGCCTTCACCCATTTCTCAAAACGTTTCTTGGGTCGTATACTATTTATAAGAAACTCATATTGCGGACGGTTATCTAACTCCCAATACTGATTAACCAGATTGGCATGTAGGATAGTATCAACAAAATAAGACAAGGCTATATTGGTGAACCAAGGATTGTATTGTGACTCTGCTAACTTATCATTTTCAGAACCTCGCATCATATTCTTTTTTGAATAATTGATGCTATCAACATAACTGAATGGATTAGCTTTACTCATTTACTTCTCCATTCATTTGTGATTTATCTAATCTTTCAACGCAAAGACCACAAATCTTTTCTCTAACTGTTTTCTTATTTTTACCTTCTGTGTATGCGTATTCTATTTCTCCATAATCATCGCCATACTTAGATGCACAAAGAAAACAAATCTTCTTTACTTTCATCCAGGAAGGTGTCATCTTCATTTCCAATCTGCCTCAGCCATTATCGTTGCTAAAGCTGCCACACGATTGATTTCCGGATTTGCAACAAACGCTTCTTTGTATTGATACTCTGCAAGTATAATAATTACGTCTGCAATGCTCTGTGTAGATTTTAACTTTGTAGGTAATATGTCATACAGATATCTATATAACGCTGAGGAGTCAATATCATTATTAACTGCAACCCATTTTCTAACTTCAGTGAAGTTTTTATCTTTCATCAGTTTTAACAACTTTTCAATGTTGTCAACTGATTGATTTTTTAAGATACCAGAATCAATAGAACCAGTAGCACTATAACGCTGAAGTTCATTAAGGCATCTACGCCAATCCGGGAAATGAGATTGGACCATAGAAGCAACAGCTTTGTTATCATATTCAACTCCTTCCTCGTTCAATATATGGCAAACACGTTTATAAAACTGTTGTGCCATCTGGGCTTTTTCACCATTTGGTATATTGAACTCAATGACAGAGCATCTACTATGTAACGGTTCAATAATCCTATTCTTAAAATTACATGTAAGAATAAACCCACAATTCTTACTATATTCCTCCATAAAATTACGAAGGGCAGGTTGTGTCGAATTAGGATTTAAATAATCCGCTTCATCAAGTATAACGTATTTACGACCTCCTGCAAAAGAAACACTTGATGCAAAGTTTGATATTTCAATTCTTAATGTATCTATGTTTCCATTCATTGACCCATTGATTATGATGTAATCCGAGCCCATAGATTCGAGCATAGCTTTTGCAATCGTAGTTTTACCAACGCCAGCTCTGCCTGATAATAAAAGATTAGGAACGTTATCCTGGTCGACAAATTGTTGAAATGTCGCTTTAAGTCCTTCGGGTAAGATTGTTTCTTGTACAACCTTTGGACGATATTTCTCAACCCATAAAAATTCATTCATCAATATCTCCAATTCATAATATAAAAAGTGGGGAGACCTCGCTGGTTACCGTATGGAGGTTTTGCCGGAACTCCCCGGTATTTAAGCAGCGTCTGGTGTTTCAGGCTCTGCTTGTTCCTCGCTAGCGGGGGAGTCACTAGCTCCAGGAATATTTACTTCTTGTCCATTCTTTTGAGCTTCTTTCAAAAACTCAACAAGTTTGTTACGAAGTGTTCCGACCGGAACCATTTCATCGCCATTGATAGCTCCTCGCTTAACTACCACATCAATGACTTGAACCATTGCAGAAATGTCTGCAAGGCCCAGTGATGCAACTGGTTCGGTTGCTTTAGTTTCTTCTGTCATATATGACCTCCTATTTTGCTTCTACTGCAATCCAATATTGGACACTCTTTGATTTAAAATGTGCCATACCTTTAGACGAGAGTGAGACGTCATAATCAGCAGGCATGAGTTTTAAATTGTCTGTACGAATAATCATTGTAAACGGTGCACCTGAATAATCATCCTTTATGACAATATCAAAACTATCCGCTGTGGGATTCTTACTATCAACTGCAGACATCTTTACTACGTTTTCACTTGCCTTAAAAGCAATTTCATTCAAAGATAAGACACCTGCTGCCTTGATAACACTATCGATTGATTTCCACGGCAAAGATACGCTCAACTCAGGATCTGGAAGATTAATATCTTTTTCCGGTGGGGTAATAATCATAGTGGGTGAAGCATACGTATAGTTCAATTTAGATTTACCGCTACTAATATTAAACTTTGTTTCACCAAATTGTACATCGGGTTCTTCAAACAACTGTAATGTTGCTAAGAACCTTGATAAGTCATAAACAGCTGCTTCTGTTGGAACACTTTCCCCAATAGTTGCTGCTGCCATAACTGTTTTTTGTGGAGATATTGTCCTAACCGTTTGTCCAGGTTTGAACAAAACGCTAGGATTGATTGAAGAAAAATTCTTCAACACGTTTAAGGTATCATTACTAAATTTCATATCACTTCTTTCCTTTTGATAATGCTCTACGTTGTTGTCGATTGAGTGTTGGCATATTAACACCTTGACCCAAGTTTGTCAAGTCCATATTTGGTTTATTAACCTTTTGTTTATTATTTTTATAGAACTTCTGATTGGATTCTACACCTGCTGTGGGACTTGCTTGAATTGCACCAATCGCTTGCATATTACCTTTAAAGGAATATGTTCCGATATGTTGCATTTGCATCCAAGGACAATACCAAACTTTTAATCCAATATCACGGGCATAATGACTGAACATATAATCTTCTGACAAATATCTTTTTGTCTTAGGATCTATAATACAATCAAAAAATGCCGTAATTTCTTTTGTGCCATCAAAATGCTCTGTTCTAGCATGATCTGGCTTATAACTTAATTCTGGATATGCTTCTGCATATTTTTCAAACACCTTTCGGTGTATCATCATAAAACCTGTTCCGCCTTCTTTGATTTCTACAGGTTCATCAATTCTAAATGACTTTGCACCCTCAACAGGATTGAAAACATAATCACCTGCAAATTGTTCTAATTCAAATGGATTTTCTTTACCGTATCCCATTTCACATGCTTTTGCGACCTTTTCCCAAGCAATTGTCTTTTTAGGATAAGGTCCACACATAATATCATGTCCATCATCGTCATTGCAAAGATGTAATAAAGTCAAGACGTCTTTATAATTAAACCCAATGTCAGAATCAATAAACATCATATGAGTACAATCACTACGAAGGAACTCATCGACACAATAGTTTCTTGCTCTTGTAATCAAGGACTCGTTAAATAGGTAATAAAATTTTAATGTGATTCCACCTCTAGCACATGCAGTTGCTAAATCTGCTGTTGCTTTTGTGTAAAATCCGGTACAGTTTCCTCCATACATTGGAGTAGCAAGAAACAAACTTTTGTGTTTGATATCATCATATGTAAATTGATTAATAGGCATTCAGGTTAGTCCTCTTCATTATTATTAGTATCGTGTACATGCAATTGGATAATTGCATAATGTAACACTTTCATCAAATCTTTACGAGCATCTTCAGGTGTGCCTTTTCTTCCATAGCGTTGTGCATACTTAAGAATATTTCCTATACAAAACCCTGTACCATGTCCAGCATCTAGAATAAACTCTGTTGCCTGAAACTTTGATTTAGAATAGTGGGTGGTATATGTAGAATCGATATAGGCTTTTAACTCATCAACCAATTTACCTTCACTAAACTTATACTCGATATTGTTATTTATATCAGATTTAGATGACTTCATTACGACTCCTTAATAAAAACTCCGTCTACCATTCGACCTTTACGATCTTTGATATCATCCCATGCTTGTTGCAGACATTGTTCAATACTTAAACCATTTCTTTCTGCAATATTAATAAGGACGACAATCATATCACCGATATCGTCAACTGGGTTTTTCTTTTTTCCAATACTAGAAGCAAGTTCACCTGCCTCCTCCATTAATTTAACAAACTGTGCTTGGTCAGTTGAACCATCAATAAGATTTCTATTATGATGCCACTCTACAATTTGACCAATAAGTTTTTGTGTATTATCTAATTTCATCCTTCTCTCCATCTATAAACGTTTGGAGTACAGAAATTTCTTCCGAACTTACATGTGTTATCGTCTCTACAAACTCTTTCGTGTTTGCTATTTTCCCAACAATTACTTTTCCATGGGTCAGTATATTTTTTTATAAATCTATCCCAAGTATCATCTAATGTCATCATAGCCATTACAGGAATAATAAACATCACTATTATAATCCATAGAAAAGCAACACCAAACCCTTGATTATGATATGGTTCGTTGGGATTACTCATGCTCGCCACCTCTATCCTCTTTTGGGAGTTTTATTTTTTGTCCATTGATCCACATATAATTTCTACTACGACTAGGTGTACTAGTTGGAAAATCAGTAAAAAATGTTGGATTACGTTTTGCAGTTTCAAAGGTTGCAACTGTGATTACAATAGCACCAAGTAAAAAGATATGTGCAATTGCACTAATACCAAATACCCAAAAACTACCAACGTAAAAAGAAAAAACTATACACCACATCCATGCTAATACTTGCAATACCATGTGTCTAGTTGCTGTATCTGGAATATGCCTCAATGGATTTCTATCCATATTCATAACACCATTCCAGCTATCATATATAAATTGTTTCATGTTTTTATCTTTCTACCTGTTTCAAATCGTTTTCTGCTCTATGGATTGTTTGCAATCGCATAATATCTGCAGCAATATCGTGTACGCTATCATGTGGCGCAAACGCTTCTTCCCAATAGTCAACATCTGCTACAGGAACAAAACCATTTTTAGTTGTAAAATTAAATTTGGCATCAATAAATGTTCTAGTATCTCTAACACGCCAAAACATTAAATATTCATTTAGAGAATGATGCCTGTTACAGTCAGTCATAATACGCCAAAGAATTAATGGATCGAACACATTAGCTCTGCTCCACCAATATTCAATTTTAGGACTATCACATAAGAATGATATAAACATATCACAAAATTCTTTCTGTGTCAAGTCTTTATTTGATGGTTTAATATGCTGTCTTACTTCGGGATTTTGATCTTCCCAAAATTGTACAGTTTTCTTTTCTATAACTGCACCATAGTTTTTAACTTGATCTTCGACTGATAACTTAAGACGCTTACAATGACCAGATGTTAATTCTTTAAATGTATAAGGTTCATCTAGAAACCTTTCCCAAACAAACGTACCTATACCACAATCAATAGCTGGACATCGCAAAGCGTCTTGTCCAAGTGTTTCAAAATCTAAAATAAAATCAGTTCTCATGTCTTATTTTTTCTTTTTCTAAACTTAGTTTATCTTTTAAACTCATTACATAAGCGGCACCTGCTAATACAAGTATAGCTGTAGCCTCTGCAATAAGCACCCATGGGTCTGCTTCTTTTGAGTGAAGCACAATAAGTCGACAAAGTGCCGTCATGGCAATAATTATAGGCAAAGTGACGGGTATCCTGTTATTTACAAAATACGCACCAACCATGCCTACAATTTCTGTATAAATGAATAACAAGAACAAGTCAGCTAGTTCAATACTTCTCTCAAGAAACATGCTATATACTTCTAATCCGGCAGCTATTGTAGTCAATCCTCCAATACCTGCTAACATGATCTTTTCTGTTACTACTGTGGTCCAATGTAAATTCATTATAGGTTTCATTTAGTCACCAAAATATTCATCGACTGTAGTTTTAATTTCACCTTGCAGTGCTGCATCGAGCATCAACTCAGTAAATCTGTCCTTTGCTTTTGCAATGACATCTACAAGTTCAGATGGGTTATCCATCTTATCTAACAAATCAAGAACTTGTGTGCCTTGACCTGCTGTTCCACCAGATGCCTTTTTCCATTTGAACCTATACTTGAACTCCTTATTCATTGCTTTATGTAGCAACCCTTCAAGCGTTCCTTCTTTGTCAGGTTCGGTAAACAGGAATCTAATCATCACGTCTTCCATACCAATGCCCATTTGCTTAAGCATTTTACCACAAGTATGCTTTCCGTTTCTAATACCTGTTGTTCTTTTAAAAACATCTTTACCCATACCAATGTAACCGAGATTTTCATCTACGTAATCGTTAATAGGCATTTCTTTTTTCAATGCAATTTGATAGACACCATGACCTGAAACAGCCATATCCTCTTTCATATCTCTTACGGCTTTTGTGCCACCAAGAGGCATTTCGTTATAAGGTGTCCATTCAGTTTGGGCAACAATTAAATCTTCAATTGATGGCGCTTTCCCAATCTTTGTTACTGTTGCTGGTGTATCAACAACTTGTACTTCACTTGTCATAATATAAATCCTTTCACGTTAGTACATTATTAAAAAAATATGGATTTTCTTTTGTGGTAAATTCTGCAACCACATTATCCATATTAACATCATTAAAGTTAAATGTCAAGAGTTTATTTGCTGGTACCTTGACTGAACCATCAAACTTTGTAGACGATATGTCTCCATAATCATTATAAAACAAAGGAGATATTTCATTCCTTGCTAAATATAATTGTTCATTATCGTATAGAACACATGCAAACGTTCCATCTAAATCATCAAAGTTTTTCGTCTCTGCATAATGCATGAGTATCAATTCAGTATCCCAATTAGATTCTGAATTGTATAATTTTTGTAATCTTTTTACTTCGTTATCTTTTATAATACCGTTGTGCCATAAAAATGATTTATCTAAAGATGCAGGGTGAATTGATTTTATGTCTTTAGCATCTGTTGTAGGTGCCTGTTGATGTGCTACAATATAATCATTTTCTTGTTTGAATCTAACATGCTTATCCATATCTATCGCACCCATACCTCGGTATGCATACATCACTTTATAATCTTTGTCAAATATAAAAAGAGAGTGAGAGTGTGTGCCTCTATAAGCATTTAACTCTGCTAACTCCTTTAATCTGTCAATATCAAATGATGCTATTATAGAACACATTATTTAATGCCTTGTTCCTTAGCTGCCGCTATAATCATTGGGGTTAAAATCTTTTCGATTTTTTCTTCCCATTGCTCCCAACTAGTTTTAGTAAAGTATCTAAAACTTTTCTGGGTAGGAATACAATATGTATCTATATATTGACCAAATACACTTACGAATAAGTCTCTTTTGTTACAAAGACCATTGTTGAAAAAGTCATAAACAGCGTTTTGTGCTCTTCTAAACTTTTCTAAATGTTTGTTCTTTGACATTGGGTAATCACATTTACCTTGTAAAGGTATAAGTTTATCTAATTCATCTCTTAAGTGTTCAAACCCAGAGTTTACACCCCAACTACAACTAAAAAGTTCACCTTGTTTCGCATATGTACTCATAAAATCACCTTTTTTCATTATCATTACATATATAATATAATATCAAATGGGCTAGATGTCAACCACCTAACCCATTTTTTTTAAAAAAAATCAAGTTTTTTACTATTCTTTGACGTTATACTTAGTTTTAAGGGCTTCGATACTCTCCTTAGAACCCATTTGTCCTAGTTTAGTTTCTGCCTTATCTAAAAGATCGGAAATCGTAGTAACATCTTGAAAATCGCCTTCTTCTATTTCCGTATCATATTTTTCTTCGATATCAATAACTAATTCAGTTAAATCTAAACTATCCATATTAAGATCTCGAATTACCGTATCTGGTGTTAACTTGGGAATTGGATTTCCTGTAGGCGTAATAGATTCATTCATTTCTAACTTTTTACGGATCATTTCTTCAACCTCAAGAAACATAAAATCTCTTTCCATAATAACTATACCTCTTCTTGTGTAATATACATATTCCAGTCAATAGGATTTTGATATTCGATAGGATCTGGAATACCTGCTTTAATAAAGTTTGCAATACGCTCAGCACATGATGGACATTTTCCACAGGAACGCATTGCAACATCTGGATCATAACATGTTAATGTTAAACCCAATAGATGCTCTTTTTTCATTTCTTGTGCTATCTTAATTTCTTCATACTTTGATAGTAATGAAAACGGAGCTAATATTTGTACTTTGTGTGTACGATTTTGTGCTGCTACCTCATTGATAGAATCTACAAACTTCTGTGTTGTATCCCAATATCCATATTCATCATGTACTTGTAAACCGGTAAACACATGAGAACAATCACTCGCCTCAGCTTGTGCCATAGTCAAAGATAATAAAATCAAATTACGAAACGGCACATATGTTTTCGGTTGTGGATCACCTAATACATCTTCAATGGTTGGCATTTCAACTGATGTACCTGAAATGTTTGCAGAAATAGGTTCTGCAATTTCACCTAAAATACCTAAATTAAGAATCTTATGACCGATACCTAATTGTTCACACAATTTTGCTGCTTGATGTAATTCTGCTTTTTGTTTTTGTCCATAATCATATGATACTGCAAATACACGATCTGGTCCATACTTTTCAACAAGCATCATTGTCATAATGCCTGAATCTAAACCACCTGATAAAACAGATAGAACATTCTTATCTGTATCAGGTAAAGATGATAACGCTTCACTTAAATTCATTTTACTGCCTCAATGTTTTTTCTGATATTGCCATACTGTTTCGTAGACCTGTTGCAAGATTACCCAAATGCTTGTGAGAATACCTAGCAGGGTTAATATCAATACCCCCACGCCTAGTATAAAGACAACATACAAATAACTCAGAAGGTCCAAACTTATCCAATAGGCGTTTGTAAATACATTCACAAATTTCTTCATGGAAATGATTTTCCTTTCTCATACTTACAATGTATTGCAACAAAGATGCATAACTTGGTCTCTCATCACCTTTCATGTAAATAAAGACATCTCCCCAATCAGGTTGATTAGTGACTCTACAATTAGAACGAAGTGAAGGAGTCCAAACCCATACATCCTCGTCATAATTATTAGTATCTTGTTTAATTAGTATATCTGGGCTTTCGTTATATTGTGTAAAATCGACATCTTCAACATCGACTTCTTCATCAAGACAAAAGAAATCTTGTTTCCTAACAGGATTTTCATATTCACCTCTAGCGCCTTCATCTGCACGATGTAGATATACTTCTACAGGAACGCCTAATGCTTCACTCAAATCTGAACTTATATTGTTTCTTGCTGCTGATACACTACCATCTACAGACGAACCAAACTTAGCAAGATTATAAGAATTAAGATATAGTTTTAATGATTTAGATTCTACAATATACTCTGACCTACAATCGTATACAATTTTTGCTACACAATTTACTGGATAACCGTTGTTTAATAGAAATGATATTTCATAGGCATGCCATGTATCAAATCCATAAAATTCATCACCTTTTAAATTATAATGTGTACGATTGAGGTGACGAGGAATGGGAACCAATAAACTTGAATCTACTTCATCAGGTGTAACATATGGTTTAACAACTGAACCATCACCCGCTTTTCCTAAATGTTGAGATGCAATCTCATTAATTTGTTGCTGCCGTAAATCTTCAGCAGCTTCTGTAATATCAACC